TGGTGAGGCCGATTCGTACGGGCCGTGGGACCAGATCAAGGTCAACCCGGTCGGTGGCATCACCGCCGCCGTGTACCCGTGGCGTCAGCTGTACTCGACGATCATCATCTCCGGCCTCGAAGAGGCGCAGAACAACGGCAAGGAGCAGATGATCAACCTGCTCGAAGCCAAGGTGATGCAGTCCGAGGAGACCCTCAAGAACATCCTCGTGCGGATGATCTACGGCACCCGCGGCGCGCAAGCCAAGGCCACCGACTTCGATCCGCTGACCACGCTGATCGATGCCACGGCAGCTGCTGGTGGGATCACCCCGGCCGCAGCCCCGGCCCCGGAGAACAACTGGCGGTCCCCGACGTACAACGCGACGACGGGCACGGGCACCAACGCCACCGGCGGAGCGATCACCGGCCTGCCGTTCGGTGCGACCATCGCCGGTGACGATCTCGAAGCCATCCTGCGGCGCATGTTCATGCTCGCTTCCGATGGTGGCTCGGACCACGTCGATGCGATCTTCGCCTCGGCCGACGTCTACGAGATGTACGAGGGCAGCCTGACCCCGCAGGTCCGCTACACCGACACGAACAAGGCGAACCTCGGGTTCCAGAACCTGATGTTCAAGAACGTGCCGATCTACTACGACCCGGATGCTCCGGCGGGAGGGGCATTGGGGTTGAACTCCAAGTACGTCGGCCTGGCGATCCACAGCGACCGCAACTTCAAGCAGTCGCCGTTCACCGCCAACCTGTCGGGTACCGTCTCGGCTGGCTCGGGCGTCGGGACCATCGGGACGGCACCGGCTTCCAATGGCACCACCCCCGGCGCCCCGGCCGCGTCGACGATGGACGCCCGCGTGTCGTTCATCACGACCTACGGCAACACCACGACGCGTGAGCGCCGTCGCAACTTCAAGGTGGCGGGCGTCGTCCCCACCCCCTGACAGTCATGATGGAGGGGCCCTACTACACGTGTAGTAGGGCCCCCTTCAGGAGGCGCCGTGCCCACCACCAAGAACTTCTCGCACATCAAGCCTGCGCTCGCTCATGGCGAGCACATCGCCCTGCAGCACGCCTGGAAAGGTGGTCCGGCGCAGTCGACGATGCGTGCCGAGGCACCGGGCGAGAACATCCAACAGGCTGGGCTGTGGTCCACGGCTCCGTACAAGGAGCCCGCGCCGAAGAAGCCGAAGGCCCCGCACTGTCAAGGCAAGGACGGCACGTGTAAGGCAGCCCTCGTTCGTGGGCTGGACTACTGCGTCTTCCACGCTCGGCAACTCGGGATCTATGACGCTTGGACGAAGGAGGAGTCATCGACGTCCAAGGACTGAGGCAATACGTCCGGGATCACCTGGAGCTCGACGAGGCTGATCTCCCGGACCAACTGTTGAACGTCTATTTGCAAGAGGCGTTTGATCGCACCATGGCCTTCACCAACGAGTGGCCACGTAACGAAGCCGTATGGTCCTTGGCCAAGGTGCCGGGAACGCTGACAATCACCCTGCCCGCGGATGTCAGCGTCCCCGGCATCCTCTCCGTTGTCGAAGCAGACCGCAGCTACAAGCTGGTGTCGATCGTTCACGAGAACGCCGAGTACCAGTTCGGCACCGTGCAGGGCGAGGGCGAACGGGCGCCGATGTACTACTCGCTGTGGATGGGGCAGATGTACCTGTGGCCCCTGCCCGGCACTGACCAGGCGGTCAACCTGACCCTGCGCGGCTACCGCCAGCCGGTGTGGGACAACGCTGCCTCGGCCATCCCCGACCTCGACCCGCGCCTGCACGTGACGCTGTGCTACTTCGCCATGGCCCTGGTTCACGCAGGCCAGGAGGACGAGGTGATGGAGGGCGTGTACCTCGCTCGCTGGCAGCGTGACCTGACCCAGCAGCTGCGCACGATCATGCAGCCGGTCGGCAACAAGCCGCTCGTCATGCACGGCGGCTCCGGTGTCGGCGGCTACCCCAGCTTCGTGATCGTCCCGCCGCTGCCGTGAGCGCCAACCGACTCCAGCCCGCCGCACTGACCACCTTCACCGGTGGCCTCAACCTGCGACGCTCGCAGTTCCAGCTGGAGCCGTCCGAATCCCCCGACCTGCTCAACGTCGACGTCGATCCACGCGGTGGGTTCGTCACTCGACGGGGATGGCGGCGGTGGAACGACACCGACATCGTCGACGTCTCCGATCCGCAGATCGACTTCATCCCGCGCAACGCCTTCTCCCATGTGCGCACCGGCGGGCAGATCATCTACGTCACGTACAACAACAACCTGTACCGCTCCGACCAGAGCAGGGTGTTCTCTCAGGTGCTGACGGGGACGTGCATGGCCGATCCGCACCTGGCCGACTTCGCCGTGTGGGGCGACCAGTTCTACGTGGTCCAGGGCTACACCAACGCGCCGGTGCGCTTCGAGGCCAACCTGGGGATGACCCAGCTGACGACGACGCCGTTCTCTGAGGTCGATGCGCCGATCTCCAACGTCATGCCTGCGGCCCAGCACATCCGTGGCCACGCCGGTTACATGTTCGTCGGCAACACCTTCGAGGGCGGGGCCAACCACCCCAACCGCATCCGCTGGTCGCACCCCAACCGGCCCGATGCGTGGCGCCAGGACGACTTCCTCGACATCGAGATCGGTGGCGGGAAGATCACCGGGATGCTGTCGTTCCGCGATCACCTGCTGATCTTCAAGAACAACAGCCTGTGGGCGCTGTACGGCTACGACGATTCGTCGTGGCAGCTGATCAAGGTCTCCGCCTGGATCGGGGCACCGACGCCGACAGCGATCACCGCGTCGGAGACGGCGGTGTACTTCTACTCGGCCAACGACATCGGCGGGATCTACGGCTACACCGGTGAGGCCCCGACCTATCTGTCCGAGGCGCTGCAGCCAGCCTTCGAGGAAATCACCGCGTTCGACAACGTGTTCGTCTCGTGGGCCGGGCGACGGCTGTGGGTCAGCGTGCCGTGGATCAAGCAGACCGTGCTGGAGCGCCTGCCGGTCGGTACGAGTCCGGCACGTTCGCTGCTGACGCGCACTTCCGGGCAGTCGACGCTGTGGCCGCAGACCCTGTTCGTTGCCGACCCCGACGTCGGCAAGGGCGCATGGACGATGTACCTGTCGGTGTACGGCGCGGTGGCTCCGGTGATCGACGGCTCCGACGTCGACGCCAGCTTCCCGTTGGGGATGATGTGGTCCGGCTCGATGGCCATCGCCATCACCCTCGATGCGATCGAGGAGGGCTACGACGACCTGCTGAACACGGTCGACCACGAAGACTTCGACAGCTTCTACCGCACGCCGTGGATGAACATGAATCAGCCGGACACGAAGAAGTCGTGGAAGCGGCCGCGTCTGATCTGCCCACGCGTGCCGCGCAGCACCAGCGTGATCATCGAGACGTACCACGACTACGACGAGACCTTCGCTCGGCGGACGCGGTCGATCACTATTCCCTCGCTCGGTCAGTCGTACTGGACGGAGACCGGGTTCGCTGACGCGGCGAACAGCGGCTTCGACTGGACCGAGGGCGGCGCGGCCGATCCGTCCGGGCACGGTGCCGACTGGGGCACCGAGCACGAAGGCTCGGTGATGATCCGCGGTGGGCCGATGGGGATCGCCTCGGCGGTGCAGATGCGGTTCAGCAAGTCCCCGGCGACGCCGCGGCAGAAGTGGGGGGTCGACGCAGTGGTGATCAAGCCGATCGGTCGACGGGAGCGCACGTGAGCAAGCTGACCTACCAGTACGACATCTTGAACCTGACGCCTGCCAACGCGCAGCCGGTCGAGGCGAACTTCACCAGGGTCCAGGATCACATCAACCAGGAGATCATCGAACGTGACGGCTCGGTGGCGATGCGCTCGCCGCTGAAGCTGCCGGGCGACCCCATCGCCGCGCTCGATGCTGCACCCAAGCAGTACGTCGATCAGGTGATCCCGGTCGGGCTGGTGATGATGTGGGCAGCGGCCGCTCCACCGTCCAACGGTCGGTGGTTGTTGTGCGACGGAGCACCGCTGCAGACCGCCCAGTACCCGGAACTGTTCGCCGTGATCGGCTACGCATGGGGTGGCGCGGGCGGGACGTTCAACGCTCCCAACTTGGCTGATCGCTTCCCGCTCGGAGCCGGATCGCATCCCCTGGCGCAGACCGGCGGCAGCGAGAACTCCTCACTCCCAGCCCACACCCACGACATCTCTCACACCCACGCAGGCGCCAACACCGGCACGGTGAGCAGTGACCACAGCCACGGGATCAGCTTCATGTCGGGGGCCTCTGACCGAGCGTTGAGCACGTCATCGAACGGGGACCACAACCACGTCGTCGCCCTGGCGGGCTCGCAGGGATTCCTGGTCTCCGGCATCGGGGCTGTTCCCGCCGATCTCCAGCAGGGCGGAGCGGCCTACGGGTTCGCCCCGACCACCTCCAACGCAGGTGGTCACACCCACGCGGTGACCGACCACCTCCACGCGATCAACGGTCAGACCGGAGGAATCAGCGCCAACCACTCCCACGCGTTCAACACGCCGACGTTCAACGGCAGCGCGGTGAGCACGGGCGCGTCTCCGACGGGGACGAACATGCCCCCGTACCTGGCGATCCCCTACATCATCAGGTGCAGGTGAAATGGCAAGT